GGATCATCTATGTGGAACAATACACTTGCAGATGCTGACAACTTTACTGTGGGTAGTAGTTCATATGTAAACTTATCAAATAGACCTTTCATAGCCTATCTCTTCGCAAGCCTCCCCGGCATATCGAAGGTGGGGAGCTACACGGGTAATGGCTCAAGTCAGACTATCGACTGTGGCTTTACGTCAGGTGCTAGGTTTATTCTGATTAAGAAATCTTCTGGCACTGGATCATGGGTTGTTCACGACGCAGAAAGAGGCATTGTTTCAGGCAATGATCCGACCTTGTTGCTAAACAGTACATCGGCAGAGATCACCACCATAGACCCTGTTGACCCAGACTCAACGGGCTTCATAGTCAATAACTATGGTGATTGGAATAGCTCTGGTCAAACCTACATTTTCTACGCAATCGCATAACAATCAACACTTATAAGGAGAATCAACTATGATTGAATACAGACACACAGAAACAGGCGAAGTTAAGACCCAAGGTCAATGGCGTAGCCACTACAGCAACGTATCTTTGCCTCGGGCATGGAAGCAAGCAACACTGGATGGCCTCAACCTAGAGGCTGTCCTAGCTTCACCAGCGGCTACAACTACACAGTATCAAACATCCGTGCGTGATGGTGTAGTACAAGACGCTAACAATAATTGGGTAGAGAACTACGTTGCCCGTGATATGTTCACTAGCTACACTGATGACGATGGTGTCTTCCACAGTAAGCTAGAACAAGAACAGGCCTACCAAGCTGGTCTAGATTCTAAGGTAGCTGAGTCTAATCGTACTAAACGAGATGGTCTCCTAGATGATACTGACTGGACCCAGATGAATGACAGTCCTCTCAGTAACGAAGCAAAGACTGCATGGGCTACCTACCGTCAAGAGCTACGGGGTATCACAGACCTAGACGCATGGCCTAACCTAGAAGATGATGACTGGCCCGTAGAACCTTAAGGACACAGCATGGCAACCAAAGATACACTAGACCAGATACGACTTGCAGCTGAGAATGACCTAGAGTTCTTCATACAGCTAGTCGCACCACAACAGGTCTTAGGGGATTGCCATAAGGAAGTAATCGAATGGTGGACAAGGGAAGATGCTAAAGACTTTCAGCTTCTCTTGTTCCCACGAGATCACGGTAAGTCTAGGCTTGTAGCATATCGTGTAGCATGGGAACTAACTAAGAACCCTACCCTACGTGTTCTCTATATCTCTGCTACTGCTAACTTAGCTGAGAAGCAACTTAGCTTCATTAAAGGTATCTTTACCTCAGAGATCTTTAGACGTTACTGGCCTGAGCACATACACCAAGAAGAGGGTAAACGTACCCGGTGGACTAACTCAGAGATCAGCTTAGACCACCCCCTCCGTAAGAAAGAGAATGTACGTGACCCTAGTGTATTCACTGGTGGTTTAACTACATCCTTGACTGGTCTACACTGTGACATTGCTGTGCTTGATGATGTTGTTGTAGCTGAGAATGCTCTGACATCTGAGGGTAGAAACAAGGTTGCTAGTCAGTACTCACTACTATCCTCCATCGAAGGTGCTGATGCACAGGAGTGGGTAGTAGGTACTAGGTATCACAGCAAGGACTTGTACAACGATCTAATGGAGATGAAAGAGATTCTCTATGATGGTACAGGTGAGCAGACAGGTGAAGACAACATCTACGAGATCATGGAGAAGCCAGTCGAGAACCTAGGTGATGGTACTGGTGAGTTTCTCTGGCCTCGACAGCAACGTAAAGATGGTAAGTGGTTCGGGTTCGACATCCAGACCTTAGCTAAGAAACGTGGTAAGTATCTAGACAAGGGTCAGTTCAAGGCTCAGTACTACAACGATCCTAGTGATCCAGATAACATACCTGTAGGTAGAGATAAGATCCAGTACTTCGACAGGAAGCACCTCAAGTTAGACAATGGGTTCTGGTACTACAAAGATAGTAAACTAAACCTCTTTGCTGCTATTGACTTTGCTTTTAGTTTAAGATCTAAGGCTGACTACACAGCACTGGTTCTTGTAGGAGTAGATGCTGACAACAATGTATATGTCCTAGACATCGACAGGTTCAAGACTGACCGTATTACTGAGTACTTCGATCACATCTTCGATATGCACACTAAGTGGTCCTTCAGGAAACTAAGGGCTGAGGTTACTGTAGCTCAGATGGCTATCGTTAAACAGTTAAAAGAACTAATCAAGGAACATGGACTTGCTCTTAGCATTGAGGAGTTCAGACCTAACAAGAACCAAGGTAACAAACAGGAACGTATAGCTTCTGTCTTAGAGCCTAGGTATGACAACTTACAGATGTGGCACTACCGGGGTGGTAACACTCAGTACTTGGAAGACGAGCTATCAACACGTAATCCACCACATGATGACGTAATTGATGCTTTAGCATCTGCAGTTGATATGGCTGTACGTCCGACACGCAACCTTAACAGGAAGCGAGAAAGCAATATTGTCTGGGCGAATAGTCGTTTCAGAGCAGGGAGTAGATAATGGACACCATTGATATTGAACACTTGATTAATCCAGATCAACTTGCTGTAGAGATTGCAGATAAGTGGCGTCTGTGGCATTCACTTCGTAGTCCTTGGGTCGAGAGTACCAAACAACTTCGTAACTACGTATATGCTACAGATACAACTACAACAGCTAATGCAATCCTACCTTGGTCTAACACAACTACTACTCCTAAGATCACACAGATCTCTGACAACTTACATGCTAACTACTTTGCTACCTTGTTCCCTCAACAGAAGTGGATGCGCTGGGAAGCTAGTACACGGGACTCAGCCAAGCGTGAGAAACGTGATGTGATCCAAGCCTACATGGAGAACAAAGTCAACCAGTCAGGTTTTATTAATACAGTCTCTGACATTGTACAGGACTGGATTCTGTACGGTAACTGTTTCGCTATGGTAGAGTGGGAAGACGGGTTCGTTAATAAAGAGTCTGGTGAGTTCATTCAGAAGTACACAGGACCACGACTAACACGAGTATCTCCCTACGACATATGTTTCAACCCTACAGCAACCTCCTTTGAGAACTCACCTAAGGTCATTCGTAGTATCAAGTCCCTTGGTGAGATCAAACGTATGATAGATGCTGATCCTTCTAATGATTACTTGAAGGAAGTCCTAGTTAAGATGATGGATGCTCGTAAGGCAGTCCGATCTTCTGAGGGACACATCGACAAGGGTGATGGTTTTACAGCTGATGGTTTCTCTAATATCCAACAGTACTACGAATCAGACTACGTAGAGATCCTCACCTTCTACGGTGACATCTATGACCAAGCCTCTAATGAGTTTATGTCTGACCGTATCATTACTATTGTTGACCGTGCCTACGTAATTAACAACGAAGAGAACCCTTCATGGTTAGGTAAGTCTCCGATCTTCCACAGTGGATGGAGAAACCGTCCTGATAACCTCTACGCAATGGGGCCACTAGATAATCTTGTAGGTATGCAGTACCGCATTGACCACCTAGAGAACCTCAAGGCTGATGTGTTTGACCAGATTGCTTATCCAATCCTTAAGGTCAAGGGTGATGTAGAAGACTTCGACTTCGAACCCGGTGCTCGTATCTACCTTGGTGAAGAGGGTGATGTAGGTTACATGGCTCCTGATGCTACTGCTCTTAACGCAGATCTTCAGATCCAAGTCCTAGAGAACAAGATGGAAGAGATGGCAGGTGCTCCTCGACAAGCTATGGGTATCCGTACCCCCGGTGAGAAGACTGCCTTCGAAGTCCAGACACTACAGAACTCAGCCTCTCGTATCTTTGAACACAAGGCTGCACACTTTGAACGTACCTTCTTAGAGCCTATCTTGAATAGTATGCTTGAGATGTCTCGCCGTTACATGAACCGTTCTGACACTATCCGTATCTTAGACGATGCTAGAGGCTTCACTAAGTTCATGGATATTACTCGTGAGGACATTACTTCTAGCGGCATGATCGTACCAGTAGGTGCTAGACACTTCGCTGAACGTGCTCGTAGGGTACAGAACTTAATTCAGATGGCTGCAGTTAAAGCACAAGATCCTACTGTAGCACCACACCTGTCAGGTAAGGAACTAGCCCGTATCATTGCATACGAACTAGGTGAGCCTACACTCTTCGCAGATAACATCTCCGTAACAGAGCAGATGGAAACGCAGTCTAAAGTACAGGACATGCAAGCTGCTAACGAAGAACGCCTGATGGAAGCAAGTGAGATGGGTATTTAATGCACTCAATATGGATAAAGGGATTCAGGGGTGATGCGAAAGAGAAACGCATCAAAGAAGTGATGAACTATCGCAACGCCTTTGAAGACCTCACAGATGTTATCGAACAGACACTACAAAGAAAACATGCTGTTCGAGACTACAGCCCCGGATGGGCTGAAAAACAAATAGCTGTCAATGAGTACAATGCTGCTCTTGATGACATCTTAAATCTTATAGACCTCAACCGTAAGGATCGAAAACAATAATGTCAATCTTTGATGAAGCACAGTCTGCAGACTCCCAACCACAGGAAACGCAGACAACAGAGACTACGCAACAAGAAACCCAACCACAGGCATCTTACTTGCAGAAGCTCGTAGAGACACGTGGTGAGAATTGGAAAGACCCAGAAGTTCTAGCTAAGGGGAAGATGGAAGCTGATGCTTACATTAAGAACCTTGAAGATCAGCTCTCTCAGATGCGAGATGATCTAGGCAAACAGGACTATGCTGCCAAGCTCTTACAACAACTAGAGGGAAAGGCATCGGCCCCCACTACCGATAAACCTCTAGAGTCCAATAACGATAACACAAGTGGCACAGTTACTGAGGGACATACCAACCTTGCAGTCAGTGAAAATGATTTAAAGAGCCTTGTCGAAAAGACACTAACAGAACGAGAAGAGCAAGCCACAGCTAACCAGAACATATCTTCTGTAGATAGTAAACTACAAGAGATGTACGGTACTGAGGCAAGCAATGTACTGGTGAACAAGTCTAAAGAACTTGGTATCAGTCTTGAACGTATGCAGAACTTAGCCTCTGAATCACCCTCCGCTTTCTTTACCTTACTAGGTGAGAAGCAAGAGTCTTTCAAGCCAATGACGCAAGGTTCAGTTCGTACTGATGGTGTCGCAATGCAATCCTCTTCGCAGCGTGACTGGTCTTATTACCAGAAGCTACGCAGAGAAAACCGAAACGAATACTACTCACCTAAAGTCCAACAACAACTTATGGAAGATAAGATGCGGATGGGTGATAAATTCGGCAATTAACTTTAAGAAAGGCCTAGTCAAATGGCAGGTATGATTTCCTCAAACACAGACATGCAACGTCTGATTCGTTCAGAGGTTTACTCCTCAGAACTCAAAGAGATCCTTCGGGACGAAATGCAAGCACAGCGTTATGTACGTATGCTTGACGGTTTCCCAGATGGTGACACATTCACAATCCCAACAATCGGTGAAACAACTGTAGCCGATTACTCTGAAGATGCTGCTGTATCATATGTCCCAATGGACACTGCAGAGTTCTCGTTCACTGTAGATAAGTACCTGCAGTCTGCTTCTTACATGACTAAGAAAGCTGCACAGGACTCGTTCTACAGCGCACAGCTTGAAGCACGGTTTGTTCCTGAGCAAGAACGTGCAATCATGGAGCACTTCGAAACAACAACCTTCGCTTCTCCTGAAGTCGGTGTTACTGCTAACTCTGCAGAAACAACTGATGGTGTTGCACACCGTATCGCTGGTGGTAAC